CTTATAGGAGCCTTAAGCGTGTATCTTATGGTTGTAGTCATGTTCGAGGGGACATTATGAACACTAAACTAAAGACTTGGCTAGTCGCCATGCCACTGTTCAGTATACTTCACATAGGTTGTTTTATGTTCTTTCCTAATGGCTTACTGTGGGAGCTAATATTAACCCCCGTACAAGGCTGGTTACTAGGTGTCATATTGATGACATTTATCACAATCTTACATAAGGAACCAACAACATGAGCAAACCTAATTGGATAGATGCCCCTGAGTGGGCTAAATATGTGGCGCTGGATGCTGACAACACATGGTGGTGGTATGAGTCAAAACCCACCTATGATAATTACGGGTCGTGGGAGACAGTCACAGGTGATACTGAAATAGCTATATTACATAGTGATACATTAAACACACTGGAGGCACGACCATGAGCAAACAATCTATAACAATCCTAGAAGCTGAACTATTCAACAATCTATTAGACTTAACATGGTCTAACCCTACAGTAACTTATGAGGACATACTAAACTGCAGCTATGATGCCACTGTGCTAGAGCTTGTAAACGCCTTACAATCTTTATCAGACAAGCATCTAATACTTAAAGGCGTGGAATACGTCAACGAGGTACGCATGACCACTCTGACACCTATGTTAAAAGGTGGCAACGCCTACGCCTACCCTGTGGATTTCTTTGACTCTTATGAGGATTGGATGCAAAACGCGGTTGAGGTGCCCAGTGTTGTCTGATATACTCAACATAATTATAGATATGATATTAATACTACTAGTAATTAACTAAGGAATACTAAAAATGAGCAGATGTAAAGCATGTGACACAATCTTAAACCAAGGCGAAATGAGCCGTAAAGACACAGACACAGGTAACTTTATTGACCTATGTAGTCCTTGCTTCTCAGTGAGCGACCGAGCTAGTCATCAGTACGATATTGATGCTAGTGACTTCGATGTAGAATTTAATGACGGACAAAAGGTATCCCCATGGCTTCAGTAACTTATGAACAGGACATTCAAATAGGCTTTATGAGCGAACAATTAATCTCTTTTGAGGTTGAATATGACTTAGACCCAACCAATGGAGACATTATTATCGAAGACTTCTACGCAGAGGCTGTTACTGTAGATAAGAACGGGTGGCGCTTTGTGGAGAAGGTGCCCATGTGGATGTATGACCATCTTAAGGCAGAGGTTGAGGACTTTAAATATGATATGATCAAATGATAGCTTGACAGAATTTACCAGTGTGGTATAATATACCTAAGGAACCAAGAGAATCTTTTGGTTAATATATTATGAATTATTAAAGAATTAACCTATAGCTTACTTTAGTAGGCTTTAGGCGTGTGTGTAGTAAATAGACCTATTTGGGTCATAATAGACAATCTAAAGTAAATAAAGGAAGTTAATATGTCAGTAATTACAGGTAAAGTAGCATTCGTTAATTTGTCAGAGCATGAAGTATACGGTGGTCAGTCAACGGGAAAGTATTCCGTGGTCTTAACCTTAGATGATGACAATGCAGCTAAGATGGAAGCGCAGGGTGTTAAGTTACGCACTTATGAAGGCTCTAAGCAACGTAAGTTTGCATCTAAGTTTGATGTCCCAGTCTACGAGCTTAACGGAGATGAATTTATGGGTCAGGTAACCCGTGGCTCTGAGGTTCGCATTCAGTACAGCTTAGGCCAAGAGCATCCAGTACATGGTATTACACCTTACTTAGACAAGGTGCGTGTAGTGGAGTTGGCAGCTAGCGCCACTGATGGTGACTTCTAACCAAGCTCACAGGAGGCTGTGCAAGGCCTCCTAAAGTTACCCCTAGTGTTGCTATTCCCCAGTAACACTAGGCATCTTAAATCGAAGCACAGGAGCTAGTAAATGGCTAATTTTACAGAAAGTACCTTTGTGAAGCACGAACCATGCCCAAACTGTGGTTCATCAGACGCATTGAGTAGATATTCAGACAATCATGCAATCTGCTTTAGTTGTAGTCATTACATACATGGTGACGGCTCAAGCCCTCAAGCAAATCAAACTAGAACAAGGCCCGTAGAAATGACAGGTACATTATCAGCAATTCAGGATAGACGTATAAGCATTGACACCGCCAAGAAGTTTGGTGTGTTAGTTGAGCATGACAATAGCGGTACAATTAATAAGCATCATTACCCTTATTACAAACAAGGCACTAATGAAGTAGTAGCGACAAAGGTTAGAAGTGTAACCGACAAGGAATTTTATTCCACTGGCTCAATGGCAGAGGCTGGCTTATTTGGTCAACAATCTTTTGCAGCGGGTGGTAAATACATTACAGTAACCGAGGGCGAGATTGATGCCATGGCAGCCTTTGAAATGAATGGTGGCTTTCCTTCGGTATCCATTCGTGGAGGCGCCAAGAGTGCAGTTAAGGATATTAAAGCAAGTCTTGAGTATCTGGAGTCCTTTGACAATGTGGTCATATGTTTTGATAACGACCCTGCAGGCATTGAGGCGGCACAAGCTGTGTTACCACTCTTTAGCCCACGCAAGGCTAAGGTAGCCACCTTGACCCTTAAGGACGCTGGTGAAATGCTAGCAGCTAACAAGGTACGCGAGTACACAAAGTGCTGGTGGGATGCCAAGGCCTATAAGCCTGAGGGTGTCGTAAGTTTCCTAGAGGATAGCGTGTGGGATAAGTTCTTAAAGCGCGGTACTGAGGAAGTCACACCGCTACCACAATCCTTTGGTACACTCAATGCCATGATGAACGGAGGCATAGCTGCTGGTGAGGTTACAGTAATAGGTGCCTTAACAAGCATAGGCAAGAGTACAATGGTTTATAACCTAGTGCATGACATGTCTGTACAATCTGCTAAGAAGATAGGTTGTGTATTCCTAGAGGCAGATATAGGCGAGACAGTAGAGAAGTTGATCTCAGTCCACATGGGCGTAAACATTGCCGATGTGCCTAATGCCAATAGAGACTACAATCTTTATCATGAGAAATATAACGACTTAGCCGAGGGCGACAAGCTGCATGTATTAGACCATCAAGGCGCTTTAGAAACTGATGAATTATTTGCTAAGATGCAATACCTTATCAAAGGTTTAGACTGTGACATCATAGTGTTAGACCCGTTACAGGCTGCAGTAGTGAGCAACGAGAATGGAGTCATTGATACCTTTATGGATAGATGCCTAAAGCTAGCTAAGAACACAGGAGCTAGTATTATCATTGTAAGCCACCTACGTAAGCCTAACGCTAAAGACCCACATGACATAGGAGAGTATGATCTTAAAGGGTCAGGAAGTATTAACCAGATAGCCTTTAATACAATCTTATTTCTAGGGATAAAATGGCAGAGGATGCACACACTAGGAACTGTACTAAGGTTCAGTTAGTTAAGTGTAGACGCACAGGGCGCACAGGTACGGCAGGTTGGTTGTACTATGAGAATGAGACTAGCAGACTAGTGGCAACACAAGCGCCAGTCATAACTAAGACTTATGATAATAAGGATTTCTAATGAATACTAATGACTATGACGCAGGTTACGCAACGGGGTATGCAGCAGCTAAAGAAGCAGCAGAGCAAATGTATACCATCGACAAGGCCATGTGCAAGCTATACACAAGCAGTGAGTGGTTTGCTTTACATGCACCCAGCTTTAACTTTGAAGTAGATGAACAACAGTTAATAGCTAAGGCTCTAGAGACAGGCTTTATATCAATCTTTCCTGAGGCTAACGAGCGTGGCCTTACACAATATAGGGTAAACGAAACATAATTAACTTGGAGAAGTGAATATGAAAACAGCACTATTAGTAGCAGCAGCTATGGCAGTGGCAGTAGCTTTATTAATCCCACAAGATGCACAGGCCGCAAAGATAACCAATGATGGGGAGACAATCTTTTATGAGGGTAAAGTTAAGAGAGGTGATGCTAAACGACTACGTGAAATGGTTGAGAAGACTTTAATACATGAAATCAATTTAGACTCAGGAGGGGGTAACGCCTTAGAGGGTTTTGATTTAGGTCATCTGTTTAAGTTGTTTAATATGAATGCTACAGTGGATAAGGGGAATAGGTGCTTATCTTCATGCGCTAATGCTTTCCTCGGGGCCCCCACGAATGATCTAAAGGGCTTACTTGGCTTCCATGTAGCATGGTCATCAGGTAAGGGTTCTGTCAGTGATGGTATGCGCCAAGGGCAGCAGTATGGTGTACTTACTACCTTATACACCTTTAAGATGGGTTATAGGCTACAGCTACAGTATATAATTTCCATGTACACAGATGCTGATACCATGCTTATGCTAGGTACCGAAGACCTTACATTATTTAAGATGAAAGATAATACGGACTTTGTAGAAGGTCATGACTTCCCTAATGGTTGGTTAGCGGAACGTATAGCAGGCCCAACACGACTATACTTATTAAGGATGGATGAATAATGACGTTTATCATTATAGTAACAGTCTTACTTGTAACAGGCATTGCAATCGCAGGTTATTATAGTAACTTTGAAGACGAAGACTAACTAAGGAGTAACATATGTCTAGAGTTGTATTTGATATTGAAACAAATGGCCTTGAGCCTACTTGTGTATGGGTCATTTGTGTATCAGATATTGACTCAGGCATTAAACAAGTGTTCACTAGTACGCAGTGGGCAAACTTTAACGCATATATAAGGACAGTAGATGAAGTTATAGGACATAACATAATTGGTTATGACATCCCAGCGTGTGAGAAGCTACTTAAGACAGACTTTAGTGACCTAAAGGTCACAGACACTTTAGTTATGTCTAGACTAGCAAATCCACAAAGGGATGGTCATTCACTTAAATGGTGGGGAGAACAACTTGGATATCCTAAAGGCGACCATGATGATTGGTCACAGTATTCGGCAGAAATGTTGTCTTATTGCAAGCAAGACGTTAGCATCAATGAACAGGTATACACAGCACTCGTATCCGAGCTTGATAGTTTTGGAAACGAAAGCATCATACTTGAACATGAAGTACAGAATATTATTCAACAGCAAATTCGGAACGGGTGGCTCTTAGACTTACATAAGGCCACTGACCTAGTAGCAGAGCTTAAGGAAGAATCTTACAATCTAGAAGAGGAGGTGCAGAGAGTCTTTAAGCCGTTACCTACATTCATTAAGGAGGTATCACCTAAGATCAAGAAGGATGGTTCAACTAGTATCGTAGGCCTTAAGTTCCTAGGTGATCGATGGGCAGAAGTAGGTGGGCCATTCTCACGTATTGACTGGCCTGTCTTCAACCTAGGTTCACGCCAGCAGATAGGGCGTTACTTAAAGCACTTTGGTTGGAGTCCTAAGGAGTTTACAGAGACAGGTCATGCGATAGTATCAGAGGAGATACTTAAGGCAGTGAAGGGCATCCCTGAGGCCTCTCTGATAGCTTCTTATCTATTAGTTGGCAAGCGTATTGCTCAGGTGTCCAGTTGGATACTTGCTGTAGATGATGACGGAAGAGTTAGAGGCTACGTAAATACTAATGGAGCCGTCACTGGACGTATGACTCATAGCAAGCCTAATTTGGCCCAAGTGCCTAGCTCTGGTAGCTTGTATGGGCCTGAGTGTAGAGCTTGCTGGATTGTACCTAAGGGTTACAAGCTGGTTGGTATAGACGCTTCTGGCCTCGAATTACGGATGCTTGCCCACTACATGAAGGATGATGAATACATTACTGAATTACTTAGTGGTGACATTCATACAGCTAACATGAAAGCAGCAGGCCTAATGACGAGAGGGGAGGCGAAGACTTTCATATACGCTTATTTGTATGGCGCAGGTGACGAGAAGATAGGAGCAATTGCAGGAGGTGGACGTAAGAAAGGAAAGCAGCTTAAGGCTAGCTTCTTGGCTGCAACACCCGCACTAGTGGAACTAAAGGCTAATGTTGCACAGGCAGCGGCTAGGGGTTACGTGGTTGGCTTGGATAAACGAAAGGTGTTTATTAGGTCAGAACATGCGGCACTTAATTCACTTTTACAATCTGCAGGGGCAATGGTTATGAAGCAGGCATTGGTTATCTTAGATGACTATGCTACACGTTGGAAACTTGACTATAAGTTTGTGGGTAACATCCACGATGAATTTCAAGTAGAAGTAAGAGAAGACCACGCTGAAAGGTTTGGTTCATTGGCAGCCTCTTGTATAGAAGCTGCAGGTATCCACTTTAAACTCAGGTGCCCTTTGGCAGGAGAGTTTAACATAGGCAACAATCGGGCTGAAACCCACTAGGAGAAGTTATGACTACTACATCAGAACAGAAGGAATACAGACAGAAATGGTATTTAGGCTATAAAGATAGCAGTGTGGAGGCTTACAAAAGAAACAATAAGAATCGTATGTATGTTGATGGTAAGTACATACCTCAGACACACCCGTTGTGGAAAGCAGGGCGGTATACGTCATTCAATGATGCAGCCTTTAGTTCCTTTACTAACTACAACAAAACAACTAAAGGTGATGTCTACTTAATCACTAATGCAGCGTGGCCTGAGTGGGTGAAGGTTGGTAAAGCAGGTGACGCTAATGATAGGCTTAAGGGTTATCAAACTAGCGACCCTTTCCGCTCATATCAACTACACCATACTGTGTCAATGGCTAACCGACATACAGCAGAACTAGCAGCACATAAGGCACTTCAAGTCTTAAGTCAAGATAGACGTAACGAGTGGTTCAAAGTTGACTTAGCTACAGCAGTACGTTGCATCGAGGCTATTAATGAGTAAGCAGAGCAAAGGCAAGCCCTTTGAGAAATGCTTTGTTGATGCTGACTCTATTATCTATCGTATAGCATTGACCACGACCACAATAGCCCAAGGTAAGAAGTATTACGAGAAAGCTATTGAGGACATTCAATGGGACACTTGCAGTGATGAAGTATTCGTAGCTGTCAAGGGTGTTGGTAACTTTAGATATGATGTGGCTGAGGACTACAAAGGTCAGCGGTTAACTGATAAAGCTAAGGCTGCCATTGACCCTAAGGTAGGCAAGAGGCGTACAGCATTAACTAAGTTTGCATGGAAGCTAGGCCACTTTAAGTCTGATAACTGTGAAGCTGATGATGTTGTATCTATATGGGCACAAGAGGCTATAGACGATGGTGTGCATTATGTCATAGCTCACATTGATAAAGACATAAACATGGTGGAGGGTTGGCATTATAACTTTGACCAACGGAAGAAGCTCTTGTATTATGTCAGTGAGCATGAAGGTTGGTACAACATGTGCAGTCAGATGTTACAAGGTGATAAAGCTACAGATAACATCCAAGGCATCAAAGGTATTGGTAAGGTTAAGGCTGCAAAGCTCTTACAGGACGTACCTACAGATGATCTATATAAGGTTGTTACCAAGGCTTGGCAAAAGGCTCACCCTGACGACTGGAAGGAACTGATGGAAGTCTGTTGGAACCTGATCTACATGCGTAGAGACTGGAACGGCTTTAGACGTATGAAACTTGAGGAGGTATTTGGAGATGAATGATTGTGGCTTGTTTTGGATTGACACTGAGAAATCACCATGGAAATGCTACATGTTTGGTGGCACACCCGCTAGCCAAGGTCTTATATGGATACCTAACAAAGGCTGTGAACCTAACTGGTTTTGGCGTAAGATGCAGTGGTTGATCTTAGGTAACTTATGGATAAAGGATGATAACGATGGAACCTAAGACTAAGTTTAGATCAGGACTAGAGAGTGCATTTAATGATGCCGTAGGTACGGAAGACTTTATGTACGAACCTTACCGCATACCTTATATCATTAAGAAGAAGTATGTGCCTGACTTCATTGATAAGCGCACTGGTGCTATGATAGAAACCAAGGGCTTCTTTAGGGTTGGAGACACACAGAAGTACAAGGCTATCCGTGATGAAATAGATAGACCTTTGATCTTTGTGTTCACTGACTCCAACAAGCGTTTACGTAAGGGCGCTAAGATGAACCTAGGGCAGTGGTGTGAGAAGGAAGGGCTACAGCACTTCACAATGAAGACTGTTGATAAGCTACTGGAGCATCTAGCTACATTACCTACTAGAGTAGAGGAATAATTATGACGTATGAAGAACTAAAGGAACAGATACTAAAGAACTATGATGTTGATATGCTATGTGAAATCTTAGACATAACAGCAGAGTCACTAGTTGATAGGTATGAAGATCAGATCATGAAGAATATGAGTTTATTTGAGGAGGCTTTGGATGGCAGTTAATGATATAAGGAAGACTTGGGGTATAGATACAGCGTTTAATTCAAAGCCTGACTACCAAGGTATCTACACTGAACCTGATACAGGAAACGCACTAGAGTCACAAGTAGGCGGTGATCACTATAAGAACCAAGGTATACAACCTTTTGAGATAACCTATAAAAACTTTGGCTATGAAGGTCTGCAGGCAGCAGTGTACACCAAGGTAAATAAGTATCTCACACGCGACAAAGGTGACCACCAAGAGAATGTGGAGAAAGCTATTCACTGTCTACAGATACAGTTGGACTACTGTAAGATGACTAAAGACGAGGTAGGAAACGTATGAGTAAACGATATATTGTTATAATAATTTTATGTATAATTCTATATACAACAGCCAGCATTATGCAAAGGGTTGTAGCGTAGACGCTTAAGGGGTAACAAATGAGTAAACTAATAGATATGTTAATAAAGCACGAAGGGAGTAAGCGGTATGCTTATACCGATACTGTCGGGAAGCTAACTATAGGAGTCGGTAGAAATATCGACCCCTTTGGGGGCTTAGGTCTAACTGAGAGGGAAATAGCTTATCTCTTGCAGAATGATGTTGATAGGGTGGAGCAAGAGCTGGTAACCTCTCTTCCTTGGTTTCAGCATATGGAGTGGCAACGAATGGATGCCCTCGTAAACATATGCTTTAACCTTGGCTTACCTAGGTTCCTTAAGTTCAAGAAAGCATTAGCAGCAGCCGAAGATCAGGACTGGGAGCTATGTGCAGATGAATTTATGGATAGCATGTGGGCTAGTCAGGTAGGCCAAAGGGCTGTGGAGTTGACCACATTAATTAGAACTGGAGAGTACGTAGAGTAATGACTAAGATGACGTTGAAAGAGAAAGTAGCTGTTGCACAGAAGAAAGAGTACCTAGTAAATGAAGTAAAGAACTACACTCACGCCTTGAATGGTCGTGACAGTCGGTTCAACAACTACTACTTACAACGTATTGAAAACTTAACCTTAGAGCTAGCTGAACTGGAGGGATAGCAAGATGATGTTTATGGAGCATTTCTTCATCATTATGGAGGGATTCGATTGTGACTTTAACACCGCAGTGCAATTAGCACAACGCGGTACAGTATGGGAAGATGTCTAATGTTAGCAGAGTACGAGGTAAGCCTAGTTGCAGAGGTGACAACCACTGTGACCCTAGTAGCAGAGAGTAAAGAGGATGCCTTTGACTCTGCTTATGACCAACTTATAACAGCAGTACAAGAGGAGACTGCTATAGAAACTATTGAAATTGTGGACTATGAAGTCCGTGAGAATGTAAACAAAATACACTAACCTGAGAGAAGTAATTATGAAACTTAAATTAAATTCAATGCAAGTAGAACAGGTAGGTGTTACGTGTTTAGACCAACTACATGCAGACATTAAAGCAGAGTTAACACAGCACTCCATTGAGTCTTATTTGGATGCTGAGGACTATGCGGCTATGTTACGCACAGTAGTGAGTATTGAAGTTATTATGAAGGAGCTAATGCACCCTGATATTTACTTCATCTGGAAGCTAGAGAATGGGGTGAACCTATGATAAGTTTCCCTATAGACTACCAAGCATTCATACACACATCACGCTACGCTAAGTGGCTAGACAGTGAGAATCGTAGAGAGAGTTGGAGTGAGACAGTAGACCGCTACATTAGCAACCTAGTGTCACCTAAGATAGATGATAAGAAAACAGTTGAGATGATACGTGAAGCAATCCTTAACCTAGACACTATGCCCTCTATGAGAGCTATGATGTCTGCAGGTAAAGCCTTTGACCGAGATAACGTAGCTGGCTATAACTGCTCTTACCTACCAGTGGATGACATACGCTCATTTGATGAAGCTATGTTTATCCTGTTGTGTGGTACAGGTGTAGGCTTTAGCGTAGAGCGTCAGTCAGTGTCTAAGCTACCTGAGGTGCCCAACGAGCTTACTCAGACCGATGAAGTGATTAAGGTAGCCGATAGTAAGGAGGGTTGGGCTAAGGCCCTTAGACGCTTAATTATGACCCTTTACGCAGGTGACATACCTAAGTGGGATGTTACAGGTGTACGGCCTGCAGGTGCAAAGCTTAAGACCTTCGGTGGTCGTGCCTCAGGGCCAGCACCTTTGATTGACTTATTTAACTTTGTCATTGAGACCTTCAGTGCCGCTAAGGGCGAGAAGCTCACTAGCCTGCAGTGCCATGACATTATGTGTAAGATAGGTGAAGTTGTTGTCGTAGGCGGTGTCCGTAGATCAGCAATGATAAGCCTAAGTAACCTAAGTGATGACCGAATGAGACACGCTAAGTCAGGTGCCTATTGGGAGCAGAATGCACAACGCAACCTAGCTAATAACTCAGTAGCTTACACTACGAAACCAGACTCTACTGCATTCATGCGTGAGTGGCTATCGTTAGTTGAGTCGGGCACAGGTGAGCGAGGTATCTTTAACCGAGTAGCTAGTCAAAAGCAGGCAGCTAAGAATGGTAGGCGTGATGCTAGTTATGAGTTTGGGACTAACCCTTGCTCTGAGATCATCTTACGTCCATACCAGTTCTGTAACCTCTCAGAAGTCGTTGTGAGGGCCACAGACACGTTAGAGGACTTAGAACGTAAGGTAATTGTAGCAACCATTATAGGCACACTACAATCAACCTACACTAAGTTTCCATACTTACGTAAGGCTTGGAGTAACAACACAGAAGAAGAACGTTTATTAGGTGTTAGTATGACAGGCATAATGGATAACCCATTAACTACCTCAGCTAACATAGGCTTACCTAAGATGCTTGAGTATCTACGTGAGGTGTCAGTTAAGACTAATGCTGAATGGGCTGATAAGTTAGGCATTGCTGTTAGTACAGCTATTACAGCAGTTAAGCCTAGTGGCACAGTGTCACAGCTAGTGGACTCAGCCTCAGGTATACATGCGCGTCATAGTGCTTACTATATCCGTACTGTACGTTCTGACGTTAAAGACCCGTTGACTCAGTTCATGAAGGACAAGGGCGTACCTTGGGAAGCATGTGTGCATAAGCCAGATACTACAGTAGTGTTTAGCTTTCCACAGAAGTCACCTGAGGCTGCAGTGTTGACAGAGAATACACCAGCACTTGAGCAGCTAGAGACTTGGTTAATGTACCAACGTCACTGGTGTGAGCATAAGCCTAGTGTTACTATTAATGTATTAGCCAGTGAGTGGATGGAAGTAGGTGCCTTTGTATATGCTAACTTTGATGAAATGTCAGGTGTTAGCTTCTTACCTTACAATGAGCATATCTATCAACAAGCGCCTTACCAAGAGTGTACACAGGAAGTGTATGAGGAGTTCTTAAGTAAGATGCCTGAGGCTATTGAGTGGGCTGGTTTAGCCGCTTATGAAATGGAGGACACTACAGTAGGTTCACAGTCCTTTGCATGTAGTGGTAACTCATGTGAGCTAGTTGATTTAGTTTAGTAGAAAGCAAAAAAAGCCCCTAGGCTCTCAGGTTAATACTTGAGGGTCTAGGGGCTTTCTGCGTTCTGCAGTTTATCTAACTGATCTACGCTGTGCAAGCATACTCATGTTTCTTTTGTCCTGCTCTACGGCTTCAGACACGTTCCTACCTACTACAGCAGTAGGGCCAGTAAACATACCTTCACGTACTACAGGCGCTTGTTTACCACTCTTTATCATATCCGTAAGTGCGGCATTACGTCCTTGTTGTTTCACCTTACCAAAACCACCTGCGGCTCTGCCTACGACCTGACCTACGGCCTGCAGGCCTAAATGAGCGCCCTGTGTGCCTACAGCAAGAAGTGCCGACATTTGCATGTTAGGCGTAAGTTTCTTTAGCCCTTGTAATGTCTGCTCAGTCAGTGTGCCTTTATTAGCAAGAAATGTCTCAAAAGCCTTAAGCTCTACATCGTCATAATATTTAGCTAGCTTAGGAGTCTCTAGTATTTTACTAACCTGTTGCTTCATTTGATCAATAACAGGTGCTTTCTTGAAAGACTCATCTCGCATCATCTTCTTATTTAAGCGGTCAAACTGATCAGCTTTCTTAAAGCGGCTATTGGCTGCTCTTGCTAGTTGCATAACTTCTGAGTTGCTAGGGTGGCTAGCTATCAAGTCATCTACTTTATTAATAGCATCTAATATGATAGTCTTCTCAGACTTGTTTCCAGCAGTTGAGTTATAACGTGTCCACATGTTCTGCTGTAAGGTATCTAACTCTTTAAGGTCAGTACCTTTCTTTGCATTACGTGCAGACAGTGCCTTAAACTGGTTGAAGACCGCTATGGCCTGTGTATCAGTAGGGGCTACCTTGTTCTGTATCGTACCTATTAACTCATTAACAGCCTTTTTAACAGAAGAAGGGGAGTAGGTGATACCTGCCTTAGCCACTTGATCATACAGTTCATTCTTGGCTGACTCTAGGTTGGCTGTAGTTGGTACGTCTAATGACTTCTTAAACTTACCTGTAAAGTATTTCTTACCTACGCTCATTGCCTTGCCACCTACAATACCAAAAGCTGCAGCAGATATGGCGACAGTAGGGGATAAGGCAACTTCTGCTCTCTCTGCTACAGTACCATCAGCCGTTAGGAAAACATAAGGCACTGCGGTTATAGCGCCAGTTGCCCCTTGTTTAGCTACATTAGCTACTTGGGTTGCTCTACCTAAACCTGTACCAGCCTGTAGGAGCTTAACAGCACCTAATGCCTTATTGACAGGGCTTAAGATCATACCTGTTATTTCAGCACCCGTACTAAGTGCAGAATGTTCCTCTGCAAACCTTTCTCTGTCCTTAGTTTCATAAGCCTGCTGTGCGGTGAATATTTCCTCAAAGGTTGCACCATCCTCATTGCCCATTATAAAGTCTTTAGCCACTGTAGCACCAGCAGTAAGTCCTGAAGCCATTTCATCTAAGCTACCGAAGGTTGCAGCGTCCACACCAGCCCTTGCTGTATCAAAAGCTAACTTAGGTACAGCCTTGGCACTATCTAGCATACCTGCGAATAGTGACTCTTCTTGAGGAGCTACTGGTACTGCCTGAGGTTCTTGAGGAGCTACTGGTGCTGCCTGAGGTTCTTGAGGAGACTCAATACCATCAAGGTACGTAGCCCACTGGTTAGCAGCCGCATTATCACCAGCCGCTGCAGCAGCCTTGAGAGCACCTACAGCTTGTTCCCTAGTGTATTGTTGAGCCATATTAATTATCCTTCTAAGTATTTAAGAGCATTAGCACTCAACTCAGCACCTGACGCTTTAGGAGTTTCTTTCTTCTCAGCGGCAAGTGCTTTAGCTTGTTTAGCCCAAGAACCTGCGCCATTAACAGTGTCAAAGTATACTTTCTCAAAGTGAGCTAGGTTCTTATCAAACTGCGCTTTAGACTGTGATAACTTTATGCTACCAAGGGCGGCTGTAAGTAAGTCCATCTCTTTAGCGTTGATAGCACCTAGGGCACCACCAGTCTTACTAGATTCACGCATGGCTTGTAACGTACTGAAACCTGAGTTAGCTTGTAAAGTCTCTAAGACAGCTTCCATGTTTGATCTTTCAGTGCCTTCAATACTGCCAGCAGCTTTAGCTAAACCTAACTTACCAAAGATAGGTGTAAGTAATGAGTCAGAGGCAGAAATATCTTTAGCCATTTGGATAGCATTACTAACCACCATATTCTTAATTTCCTTACCACCCTCTACGTTAGCATTAAGGTTTTCTTGCGCCTTCTCTTTAGCCGCTAGTTCCTGTGCAGCTACCCACTGTGGGCCATTTTTAATAGGTGTAAGTTCAATTATTTCACCTTCCGTGTCAAACACAGGTTTCATGCCTGTAGGGATATTTACAGTTACATTAGACTTACCAGTAGGTTTGTCAATCTGTGTTAAGGCTCCAGTCTTCTTAACTGTCCACATACTATCTTCAGACAGTTCAGTACCATTTGCTGCATTATACTCAGCGCCTGACATAACAACAACCTTATTCCTCTCTGCTTCGGCTGTTGCTTGGGCTTTTGCTGCATCTTTCTCAACACCTTCCTTACGTAGCTGCTCAATCCTTGCCTCTTTACGTACCTGCGCTTCTACTTCATACTTCTTAACCAAAGCCTTCTTATCATCAACGATCTTCTGTTTAGCTAAGTTCTGTACACGTTGGGCATCTTCAGCATCTGCAGTAGCTTGAGCCACCGCTGCGTCTGCTGCATCCTCCTCTTTCTTAGCTTCCTTAGCTAATGCAAGCATTTTAACTGCCGCTGCTGGATAAGTCTTCTGTAGAATTGCTACTTGATCAAACATATCCTGAGAGCCGCCTTGAGCAGCCTCTAAGTATTGACCTTGTGCTTGAGACTGTTTAGCTTGTTCAGCTTCTAACTTCTCCCTAGTGCTACCTCCGTCCATAGCGCCAGCTAAGGCTCGTCCGAGACTTGAGCCAATAAGACTAGCAGCTTGTGTTTCCATCGGCCTAGCAGCGCCCCTAGACGCTTGTTGCATTAGTTGTCGCTGTAGGTCACTAGAGCGTTTGTTACGCTTCTGTAGTAGGTCATCAATCGATGGGCCTTGTGTAAATAAACCTTGTTGTGCCATGATATATTACCTTATCAATTAAATAGGTTGCTTAACCAGCCAGAACCAGCTTCTGTACCGAAGAATGCAGAGCCTGCACCTACGAGTCCAGTTAACCAAGGGTCAGGTTGGTTACCAGCGGCTGCTGCAGCACTTAGTTGTGCCATAGCAGAGATACGATTTTGTTCAGTACCTAATTCATAGTTCTGAGCAAGACCATCTTTCTGTAGACCATACTGTTGTGTATTAGTCAACATACCCATCTGGTAATCTTGTAGCTGCTGTTGTGTAGCTAAGTCCATCTTCTGTTGACCTAAGCCATAGTCTTGCATCTGTTGCTGTTGTGATAGCCCGTAGTTCTGTTGAGCTATTCCATAGTCTTGTAGTTGTTGCTGCTGTGCTAGACCATAGTTCTGAGTTTGACCTTGAGAAGCTAAGTTAAACTGTGCTTCATTAAGTCCGTAGTCTTGAGCCTGACCTTGCTGTGCTAAACCAAATTGCTGTTGAGCCATGCCTTGACTAAAGTCCTGACCTTGTTGAGCTAAAGCTAACTCAGCTTGAGTCTGTGCTTGTCCAAACTGTTGACCTTGCTGTGCTAAGGCTAACTGTTGTCCACTCATACCTTGGTTAAACGCTTGACCTTGTGAAGCTAAACCAAAGTTCTGTTGAGCTAGATTGTAGTCTTGATTTAACTGTTGACTCTGTAGTTGCTGTTGAGCCATTTGTTGCTCAAGTGCAGAACCTTGCATACCAGCAGATAGCATACCTTGCCCACTACCCATAAGGTTAGCGTACTGTTGTTGTTTAGCTTGTTGGTTCATACCAAACTGGTTAGCCTGTAGGCCAGCCATTGCTTGCTCTTGATTAAAAGCATCGTTAGAGGCTCCTGCTGCTGTTTGCGCAAGTGCTTGAGACTGTGCTTGATTCATACCAAAGGCGTCTGGCTGTACCATGCCATTACCAGCACCTACGCCTTGACCTGCTAGACGAAGACCTAAGCGACCAGCACCAAACATAGACTCAGCACCTTGGGCACGTTGTTGTGCAAACTGAGGCTCTAGTAAAGCTGTGCGTTGAGAGTATAAGTCCTGTGCCCTTTGGTTGGGATTTACATTATAATTAAACTGACTAGGAGCCTGTTGTGCGCCTTGGGCAGCTTGACCTAAGAGTCCAGTACCTTGCCCTACCAGACCTGAGAGGCCTGAGTAAGGTTCATTAAGCTCCGTGGTCATACCATTGGCATTAGAGGTTGAGGTACCTGTGCCTGACCTAAAGGTTACAGGTTTGAACGTACCATTCTGTGAACTGCCTTGAGGTATGGAAGCCCCAAGTTGTGTTGGTTGTTGTAGCATCGTATGTTACCTATTCTTAAAGTGTTATGACCAACGTGAAGGTGGAGCCTGTAGAGTCATGGGAGCTTTTAACATGCCACCTTCCTTAGGTGCCCAAGAGGGTCTTGCTTGTTTAGCTTGTTGGTTCCATTGGGGTGCCCATGATGGTTGGTTTGGTACTGGCACACCTTGGTTACCTTGAGGTGCCCACCATGGGTCATCAGGCATTACAGTAGGGGCATAAGCACCACCTGTAGTTAATTGACCTAACTTAATTCTTTCTTCTATTTCTGCAGGGGTAACAGCAGGGTTACTTTGGTTACCTTGGTTGTTGGTGTTATCAGTAGATACCATAGCTGCTGTAGCGCCTATGTTGACCGAACCATCACTGTTGTATATAGTCGTGCTAGGTGCCTTACCATTAGTTAACTTAGCTATACGCTTCTGTACATCAGTAGTTGGGTTACCATCAATGAAAGCATGTGGTAACTGTCTATCCATCTGAGGCTTACGTGCTAACTGTACAAGTTCCTCTGCAGACTTACCCTCGTTAGCTGGGTCACGAATTAAACGATCATACTCAGCCTTAGCTTCATCATTCATGCCGTACTTAGATTGATTCATGAAGACACTGCCAGCTTCTTTGACCATAGCGCCCATAGGGTTAATTACAGCACTTAACATACCCAAAGGTGATGAAGGTAACTCAAGACCCTGAGCTTCGCCAGTAGGGTAATTAGCCACACCAGCACCTAGCATACCAGCACCTGTGGAAGTAGGTAAACGCTCAGTAGAGTCTTGGTTAGTCTCATGTGGGCTACCTTGGAGCCATGAGGAACCTGCAGGAGATGCTACTGGGTCATCATCACGTAGGAAACTAAAGATGTTTTCAAAGATACTCTTTTGCTTAGGTTCTGCTTTAGTTTCTTGAGGCTTTGTTAACTGAGGTGGCTTAGTTGCGTCTATCGTAGCTTCCGCGTTAGCATTAGCTTGATCTATCCTCGCCTTGTTGTCACGCTTTATCTTAGCTTTCTTCTTAGCTAACGCTAGTGCTTCAATACCAGCTTGTTTATCTGCAGCGGCTTTAGCGTCAACTTTAGCTTTATAAG